GCGCCGCGGCTTCCCCCCCCCGACAGAGAACCGCCGCCCCCGGGGCCGCGGGGGAGGGACCCGCCCGCCCCCGTCGAGGAGAGGACGTTGTCGGTGCGTAGCTCTAGCTCGATCGTACCCCCCAGCCCCATCGGGTCGGTGGCGAAGACGGTCGCTGGTATGGTGATGGCCGAGCCATTGACTAGACGCAATGACGAGCCGTCCCATCCCCCTGCCGCCCAGTCGAACTGACGGAAGGTGGTAGCGATACCGCTGTTTTTCCACGTGGCAGGGTTGGCCTCGGAGTTACTACGGCCAAGTGCCGAGAGTGCGAGGGTCACGCCGTCGGTGACCTCCCCTACGTTGACGTGACCTTCCCGCACGGAGATGGTGAGGTCGTAGCTCACGTCAAGACGCGTGGATAGGCGTGCAGGGATATCCCCTGCAACGACGCTGCGTGAGGTGTAGACCTCAGCACCTCGGCCCATAGAGAGCGACAGCGCCTCGGCATCGCCTACCTGGAGTGATAGGTCGGCAGGTTGGCGCTGAGGGTCGTAGAGGGCGTAGCTAAAGCTGTAGCTCGCAAACTGCTCAGCGTCGAGGCGGGGGGATAGATGGTCCTCAGCTGAGAGGATGTGGCCATCGCGGCGACGTAGCATCACGCCAATGCGGGGGAGGTCCTCCGTCTTACCGACGTAGTAGTCGAAGTAGATGCTCTCACTACGGATCTCCTTAGCTCCAATAGTGAGCTCGGCGATGAGCTGAGCTGTGTGACGGCCCTCGTGTGCCCCCTGGAGGGGTACCTGGAAGGTGCCGTTAGTCGTACCCGCGCGCGTGACACTCTGCACGCTGTAGCTCACCCCATCGATGTAGAGGGTGATGGTCTTGTTGCCCACCCCAGTGACAGCATAGGGGATAGCCAGGATGTCCGTTGTAGCGTAGCCTGGTAGTCCAGAGGAGAGGGAGTAGCTTGAGTTAAGCGCAAGGGCGTAGACGGCCACAGAGGTGGCGATCGTGCGCTTCTGTGTCTTACCCTCGGCATTGGTGGCCGTGGCGAGTATCTGTACGTCGACCGTCCCCGCCGTGGTGAGGTAGGGGGTGAGGTCAAGAGTGTACGTCCCTGCCGATACGTCGGGGATGATCTGCTCCAGGAGCTGCGTTGCTCCTCGACGGATGGTCAGGCGGATAGTCGCCTGCACGCCCGTAGGAGCCTCGTCGTTGTCTGCCGACACATGTCGGTAGGTGTAGGTCAGCTGTGCGGTGTCGCCAGCCTTGACAGCTGATTGCGACACCGAGGAGGTGAGGATGATGCGAGTGGTCTGCTGGTCACCTCCGCCGCCGCCCTTCCCTCCTGCGGGAAGGTCAACAGAGGCTACCTCGCCCCCCTGCTTGTTGGTGAGCTTGAGCGTGACGGTCTGCTCATCCTCGGAGAGCTGAGCATCCATCCCTGAAATCGTTGCGCGCTCCACCTCGTTGAGCTTGGCCGTGACTGCGGCGTTAGATACGGCGTTGGTACTCTCAGCGCTGAGAGTGTCGTCGACAGCAACCTCATCGATGGAGATAGCCACGTTGCCCGACTCGTCGGGGAGCGCCTTGACCCCATTGAGCGTCACGCTCTGCACAGTGCCACTCTTGGTCTCGATGTTTACGATGCCCGATTCGTCAGGAGCGACAGTGCTACCGTTGACGGCCACACCCTGCACTGGTGCTTTGGGGATGGTGAGGTCAACGTTCCCACGAGAGTCGGGGGGGAGGTTCGTACCGCCCACGGAGATGCTCTGCACGGGGGATTGAGGCACATGGATAGGCTTGTAGTTGCCGTCGCCTGCAAGGTAGTGATCCTCGCCAGCGTCGGTCTTGATGAGATCTACCTTTGCCTTATCTTCATCCGAGTAAGGGTTGGCGAGGCTCACCTGCAGATGTGCAACTTCTGTGTAGCCCGCCCCTGTGTACACGTAGATACGGCCGTTGTCCGCTGCCGTAGGATGTGCAGCGTCATAAACGGCAACAAGGTTGCCCCTGCGCAGGGGCTTGTCGTCGTCGCCAGTGGGAGCCGCGTCGGCCTTCATAGCCGAGATGGAGGTGTACACCTTGCGTACACCGAGTGCTCCACCCTCACGCTCTACCTCGGCGACATAGGCGGCGACATCGCGGATGAGATAGCCGAGCTCTTCGGGTGTGATGGAGCCCGATTCAGTCTTGGACGCGAGGGCCTCGGCACGTTTGATGAGGTCTATCTGAGAGTTGTTCATACGAGAGAGTAGTCTGTCTTAATGAGAGCAAAGGCATTAAGCCCATGACCGTCAAATTCGTTGATGCGCTGGCCCTCCTTCTGCAGCGAGATGTTGCCCCCTGCGATGATGATGTCGTAGGTCGTCCTTTGCCAGATATCTACTACGTTGCGAAGGGAGAAGTAGAGCTTGTTGGAGTTGGGTCCATCGATGGTGTACATCGTATTCACAGCATCTGTTGATCTGATGACATTGTTGTCGATGGGAATATGCAGCTCGCAAGCCCTAAATCGAGGGAGTCCGTTGATAACATGGAGATTCATCTTGCCGACCTGCTTGCCATCGCGAAGGATACTATAGCTGTCAACCTTCGCCTCCTCGCTCCTCGGGATGAAAGGAACAGGTTTGTTTGACACTACCATCTTATAAGCGAGGTACTCTCCATTCACGGGGCGCTCACGGACCACGACCGCTTTCTTCTTGCTGCGTGTGGGGTGTGTGCTCCCGTCAGCGAACTCCATGGTACGGCTCTCTTCTGTCGTTGGTACTAGGTAGACTTCTGGGAGGTCTGGGAGACCAATCCCCTCGAAGTATAACTCCGTTCGGTCAACCTCATAGATGACTCCTCCAATGACGACGTGCCCCTCTGTGATGCCTGCAAGGGTGCCATTACCATTGATCTGTCCGCCCGATTGGCATCCGTCAAGGATACCGTCGCCACAGAGCTTCGCAAGTAGGGCGAGCCCCTCGTTGATATTGTCGTTCAGTTGCTTGAGATCATCGAGGGAGATAGGCTGTCCACCCTCGGAAAAATGAAGATTATTCATAGTCGTAGTACTCTATCTTATATGTTCTGCCTGCTGGTTTGTACAGGTTGATGAATCGGCGGATTTCTTCCTCCTCACTGCGGAGGAAGGAGGGGATGTGAACGGTGAAGTCAGGCTCATGCCTACCCTCGTGGGTGAATCCGAGGTGGAAGGGAGGCTGATGCTCCTCCTCTAGGTGTAGGTGTAGAGAGGCGTCTCGCTCGCTGGCAAAGTAGAGATAGAGCCGTCTATCCTCGGAATCGGTGATGTAGATCGCCCCTGGAGGGAGCTGATACTTATCATTAAGCGCCCCCTCGAGGGAGAAGGTCTGCCCCGTAGTGTTGAGCCGTCGGTGTACGTCCTCACGGAAGAGGCGGAAGTTGTCGAGTAGTCGCTTCAGCGGGGTGAGCATTGCCCTGAGGAGTGCAAGGAGCACCTTAGAGCGGAGCAGGGGCGGAAGCATTGCCTCCGCAAACTTGTGCGGGTCGAACTTATACCACATAGCTAAGGGTTGAGGTGAGGTCGTCAGCGACTATCGAGCCACTGAAGGCGGTGTAGTTATTGCCTACGACGAGCTTGTAGTCCCCTGCGTGGGGGCGGGCAGAGCAGTCGCCGAGGGTGACATCATTGACCCCCTCGACGGCTTGGATAGCATCGACGAGGCGGGTCTTGTTAAACGTGCCCCCGAAGTCGATGCCCGAGAAGTAGGCATCGATAGCCGTCTCTACGGGTCTCGAGCCGTCTCGGTAGCTCACCCCTTGAGGGGATAGGATGGTGGGGTCGGCGTAGATGGTGGCCACGATGCGTATATGGTCAGTGGGAGCAGAGCGTACAGAGACCACGACCCCCGCAGGCTTAATCTTGCGGATATAGGCTTCGAACGCCCTTAGTACGTCACTCGAAAGCTCTACGGGGCGACCATCCTTAGCTCCTGATACCAGTACCCTGATGCTATTGCCAAGGTCACGCACGGCCGCATACTTGACGACCCGCTTGGCCTCGTCCACCTTGGGGTAGTGGTACTGCATGGTCTGCTTGTTGAGGGCAAGCTTGTCTCCGTGCTGGTACTCCAGCGCCTTATGCTTATACCATGGCTCGGTGGCCACGATCGACCGCTCGAGGACCTCGTTGACATCATCTCGGAAGCCGTCGAAGAGGCGCTCCACAACATGGTGCGCAGCGGCAACGATGAAAAAGAGGATGTTCTCCAGACTGACCAGCGAAAAGGCTGATCGGAAGGTGTCCCCCTCCTTGAGCTGGTACTTCTCGCGGATAACTGGGTCAGCCATGAAAGCATCAGTCATCTCTCGCTTGATTTCGTCTACTGATCTTGCCATATCTATAGTCGTGTGGGTCTTGGTCGGTCGCTGTCGATGATAAAGCGAGCGTTTTGCCGTGCGTCCTCTTGTGGGAGGCGAGGAGCTCCGCCGATGGTGATGTCTCCCGCGGCGACCATCTTGAGCCACTCCATAGCTCTTTCGTATCGGTCCTTGCGGATGCCCGACATCTTGTAGGGGTTGTGAATGGTGAAGAGGTGGTAGAGTGTGATGTCGATTGCGTACATGAGGATGAGCGCGTGTCTGTCTTTCCCTCTTGCGCTGAAGATGGCAGCTACGTCGTATGCCTTGTTTAGATACCCCTGCATCTCTCCAACAGCTCTATCCTCGCAGGTCTCGATGATCTCGGGGTCGTAGGATGGGTTGGCGACACCTGGCTGCGTCTCCTTTCGTACAAGCGCCCCTAAAATCTCCTTATGGATAGAGGAGTCGTAATCGGTGAGGTCAATGAAGTTGTCCATATCTCTATAGTCTATACTTGTTGTCATGTCGAAGGTCTTCGACGGGGATTGTGATTGTTGGCTCAAAAGCTCGCAACTTGTCGTCAAGAGCTCGGATGCCGCCTTCAATAGAGTCAGGTCCGTCCGCAGGGTAAGGCAGTGAAAGGTCGAAGAGCGTGAATTGCTCGCGCAGCTCAAGCATCATCGGATTGTCCTTTTCTTCTTCATTGAAGACCCAGCGCGCCTCTCTGTCGATCGGCTCAAGGCGTGATTCAATACGTGCCGCCTTGTCGGTCTTCTTCTTCTCGTCCGCTCGGATATGTAGGCTCATCTTTCGCCTCTTGTTCGCTTCGGCGAGGAGGGGACGGAAGACTTGCTGGAAGAAGGGGTCCTGGAGCTTGTTGTTCTCTATGTAGTGGTAGACGGGTGCTGCCCCACCGACGTACTGCTCAAGTTGGAAGTACCAATCAATGAAGGTGGCGTTAGTCTCGTGGGCGAGAAAGCCCTTGATGATGTAGTAGCGCTCCTTGTACTTGCCAAGTAGCCAAAGGGATTTAGTAGAGCTCTTTTTACTTCGGCTGTCGGAGTAGGCAGGGTCACCGTACGTGACTAGGAATTGAAACTTATGGAGCGGCGGGACCTTACCCCATGGGAGGAGCTTGAAGAACTCCCCCTCTTCGAGAGGATTGTTGAAGTACTCCGCTTGTGCAGCGCGCTTGCTAATCTTCGAGAGCGTGCGGTTGATATGTTCCTCGCTATTTTTCTCGGGCCAGGTGCTCTTGCCGTTTTTGTCTCGGATATTGACAACGTCCCAGCTGTTGGCCAGCTTGCCTGCACGTACGATGCAGCAGTCTTTGGCGATGATGTTACCGCACCAGACGACCAGTAGGGGCTCGGAGATGGATCGTGTGCCATAGAGCGCTTGCTCCCACCACTCCCACTTTTTCTTCAGCACCTCGGGGTTTTTGCAGTCGGCATCGGTGTCAAAGTCATCGGTGTAGATGACATCGGGTCGGATGTACTCATTGCGGAGACCACGAGGAGCCGACCCCGCCCCGATGGCGAGGAACTTAGCCCCACAGCGGGCGGTGAACTCGCCTGCCGTCCATGCTCCCAGTGTCTGTTGGTCGCCGTAGAGCTGACGGAGACGACTGTTGCTCTCGAGGTTGATCTTAAGAGGTGTGAGTAGGCGTATAGCAGCGTCCTCCGTGGCGGAGGCGCAGACGACGAAGCGCTTGCGCCCTGTAAGCACCAGGTAAAGGAGCACGAACATTACCGTCGTGCTCTTGGCTAGCTCACGAGACCAGGAAAGCACCTCGTACCACTCATCGTGCTCGATGAGGCGAAGTATGGCGCTGATGTGGAACTTGGAGAAGGGGTACTTGGCGTACTTGGGGAAGCAGTGTTGTATCCAGCGGATGGGGTCTTCCTCCAGGTCTCGACGTAGCTTGTCGACCTCCGCCTGAGAGAGGGAGGTGTCGGTGAACACGTCGTTCAGCATCGAGCGGTGGTACTCCGACCACTGCGATAAGGCTCTCTTTTCCTCGAGTTTCATCGTTTCGCCCCTCCCGTGACGTCTTGGATATAAGCGTTAAAGAGGTTGCTGAGCTCCTTGGCCCGCTCGGGATCAGAGGAGCGCATCCAGCTTGTCATAGCCATGGCCACGGAAACGAGGTCCTCAATGCCTACGTCTTTTTCGAGCTTGGCGATGGCCGTGGCGAGCTTGTTGAGCGAGTCCGCTTCGGCGGGTGTTGCCCATCGCTCGGCAATAGGACGAGCAAGGATCGCCTCGTTGATGTTGGCAATCTGCTGGCGTAGCTGACGGATCTGCTCGGCAGGCGAGACTGAGGTCGCTGCCTTAAGCTCCTGCCAGTGATGCTCCCTAGACCAACGAATAATGGTCTGGCGGGTGACACCGATGATCGAGGCCACCTCCTCCTGGGTGTAGTTACTGTCGACGTAGAGACGTTGCGCCATCTCTCGCTTAGCTGTCTTATTAGTGGAGTCTATCTGCTTTGCCATTACTACATACCTACGGGTGATTTACTAAGGCAAAGTTCGCTCCGAAAACACCCTCTTTGCAAATCCAATTTTACTGATTGTTATTCGCTGGTAGTGTCACACTATCAGATAGTTGCGTGTGTAAAATTGGATTTGCAAAGAGGGTGTTCCCGCTTATAAATTTGCTCTCAGAAATTATAATCGCATGGCACAGATAAGACGATTTTTTGACGTGATTCCCTCAGGGGGAGGTGAGGCAACTATCCTCCTCTATGGAGAGGTAGGAGACTGGTCAGAGGTCTCCGCCCGAGATGTCGTCACGCGACTCCTTGAGCTTACACGCACCTATGATAAGATCGACATCCGTATCAATAGCGGAGGTGGCGAGGTCTATTGTGGGTTGGCTATTTATGAGGCGCTTCGAAATAGCACGGCTAACCTCACCATATATGTTGATGGTATCGCCGCGTCGATGGCGGCTATCATCGCGCTTTGTGGGAAGCCTCTCTATATGTCGCCCTATGCACGCTTGATGCTGCACAATGTAAGTGGGGGGTCATGGGGGAATAGCAAGGAGCTCCGCCGAGTAGCCGAGGAGATGGAACAGCTTCAGGGGACACTTGCAAAGATGATCGCAGGGCGACTGGGTAAGACGCCCGAGGAGATTGAGACAACCTACTTTGATGGGGAGGACCATTGGCTCACCGCTCAGGAGTGTCTCTCTATGGGTCTCATCGACGGAATCTACTCTATGGAAGAGGATGATGCGCCTCCTTTCTCTGAAAAGTCCACCCAAGAAGAAATTCAAACGTATTTCCAAAACCGCCTGGAAAACCAGGCAATAAATAATGATGACATGGCACTAATCGATGAACTTCGCAAGTCCTGCCCTTCTATCACCGCCTCAATGGGCGAGGGTGAAGTGGTAAGAGAGGTGGCTCGCCTCTCCAATCAGCTCCGATCCTATGAAGATGAGAATGGAAAGCTGAAGGCACAAGTCGCCTCAATGGAGGCAGAGCGCAATAAGAGCATTCTTGATGCAGCTGTTGAGGCGGGTAAGATCACCCAGGAGCAGCGTGCGCACTATGAGGCTCTCCTCTCGTCAGCTCCCGAGGAAACGAAGGCGCTGCTCAACTCTCTCCCCTCGCAGAAGCCTAAGAATAAGCTGCCACGAGTAGAGGACCATCTCGCTCCAGAATCTACGCCTACGAGCAAGTTCGCTGGGAAGAGTTGGGATGAGCTCGATCGCGCAGGTCTGCTTGCGGACTTCAAGGCTACTAACTATGAGGGCTTCAAGGAGCTCTTCCAGGCGGAGTTCGGCGTCCCCTATAAGGAGTAGCTGCTCCACCCAATTAACCAACAACCAATAACTATTAAGATTTATGGCACTACAGACACAAGTCTGGCTGAAGACCCTGCAGGAGAATTTCTTCCCCGACGACAGCTTCGTCGCTAAGTCAGAGGATGACTCTCAGTATGTCTCGCACAAAACGGTGCATGTACCTCATGCGGGTAAGCCCTCTGGGGTCAAGGTGAACCGTACGACCAAGCCAGCCTCGATCAGTGAGCGCACTGATAACGAGCTCACCTACGATATTGATGAGCTCACCACGGATCCTGTGCATATCTCAAATGCAGACACCGTTGAGCTGTCCTATGACAAGCGCGTGTCAATCATTCGGAATGACAAGTCCGAGCTGCAGCGCGTAGCGTCTGAACTCATCCTGCATCGATGGGCTAAGGGCGCCGATGCTGCAAGCCCAATTCTCACCGATGGTGATACTCGCGCTGCTCATACAGCTCAGGGGACAGGTCAGCGTCGTAAGATGACAGATAAGGTTGTCCACCAGATCGCTATGCGTATGGACAAGCAGGACCTCCCTGCGACGGGGCGCTACCTTATCCTCGACACGGATATGTACGGCGACCTGCTTGATAGCCTCACTGAGGCTAATCGCTTTGCCTTCCTTGCTTCGGCTGATGTGGCAAAGGGTACAGTGGGTCGTCTCTATGGGATTGACATCTTCACTCGCTCAACGGTGCTTCGTATGAAGTCCAATGGGAACATCATCACCGAGCCTACTGGTGGTGAAGCTACCGAGGTGGGTGCAGGCTTCGCTTGGCAGCAGAGCTGTGTCTCTCGCGCTATCGGCGAAGCACACATGTTCAGCTCCCTTGATAATCCGTCCTACTACGGAGACATCTACTCCTTCCTGATGCGTGTTGGCGGTAGCCACCGTCGCTACGACAAGAAGGGTGTCTTCCTCGTCGCAGAGGGTAACGTCTAACATCAACGATCATGGCACAGTTACCACGAGTTAAAATCACCTTTGCCGAGGGAAACCTCGGCAAGGTGGGCGACTCTCCCGATGGGCTCCTCGCTCTCATGGTCGCCGCTACGGCCGTTGGCTCAACTTACGAGCTCGGCAAGGTTTATTCCATCCGTTCTGTTGGGGATCTGAAGGACCTTAAGGTCACCGAGAAGAACAATGCTGTCCTCTATAAGCATGTGCGAGAGTTCTACTCTGAGGGTGGTGAAGGTACGGAGGTCATCATTTACGGCGTCGAGAAGACGAAGACGATGACCGAGCTCTGTACGAAGGGAGACACCGAAGAAGATGCTGGTGAGCTCCGTAAGCTCATCACCCTGTGTAAGGGGCGCCTGCGCGCAGTGGCCATCGCCCTGGATGCGCAGGATGAGCCTGAGGCGGCAGAGGGGATCGTCGCCGATGTGCTCTCGGCTATCCCTAAGGCTCAAGAGACGGCAGTGTATGCAACCGAAGCGCTCTATGCGCCCCTCTTCGTCATCCTTGAGGGCCGTGGCTTCAAGCGCCAAGGCCTGAAGGACCTTGGCGAGCTCGCTTGCAACAGAGTAGGGGTCTTTGTCGGCGACACCCAGCCAGATGGTAAGGGTGCTGCTGTCGGTCTCCTCGCTGGTCGCATTGCAGCAAGTGCAGTGCAGCGCAACATAGGTCGCGTACGTGATGGTAAGATTGCCGCCGACGCAATCTATCTGAGCGGTCAGCCTATCGAGCAGCAGACGGGTGCTGTCGCTGACCTCTACACTAAGGGGTATATCTGCCCTCGTCAGTATGTCGGCCGGGCAGGATTCTACTTCTGCGACGATCGTCTGGCAACGAGCGAGTCTGACGACTACGCTCATGTAACTGCACGCCGAACGATCGACAAGGCCTACCGCATCGCCTACGACACCCTCCTCTCCTTCCTTCTTGACGAGCTTGAACTTGAAGCTGACGGAACGCTCCACCCTGCAACCATTCGTAGTTGGGAGCAAGAGATCACGTCGGCTGTCGACCGAGCTATGACCGCCAAGGGGGAGCTCTCTGCCGATGAGTCTACGGGTAGCGCTTGTCGCTTTGAGATCCTGCCTACCAATGTCCTTGCGACGTCGGAGGTGCGAGCAAAGCTCTCGGTGCGCCCCTTTGGTTATGCTCGCTACATCGATGTAGAGCTTGGCTTCACTGCAGTAACATCTAAGTAATCCTATCCAATGAACATCTACAACGGACGCGAGTACGAGTGGATGACCATTACCCTGCTCCTCGGCGGTCGTCGTGTCACTGGACTCCGTGGCATTGAGTACACCGCCGAGCAGGAGCAGGAGCCCATCTACGGGGCTGGCAGCCAGCCAATGGCTGTCCAGCGTGGTAACATCAAGTACTCTGGTACAATCACCCTAACTGGTAGCGAGTTTCACCTCCTGCAGAAGGCTTGTGGTGGAAGTATCCTCGGCGCGTCGACAACCATCGTGGTGTGCTATGGCGACCCCTCTCAGGGCGATGTCATCCACACCGACACGCTTGTCGGTTGCACATTCAGCAAGGAGGAAGACAAGTGGAAGCAGGGGGATAAGTTCACTGAATATACCCTCCCATTCACCTTCCTGCGCAAGCAGAGTGCATAGCTCTTCGAACGCTTTTTAATCTGTATAAGAATGGAATTCAAACCCGAACAAATCGAATCGTGGAAGAAGCAGCATGGCAAGGATGCCATCTTCCTCATCGTCGTAGAGGATAAGAGCTGCGCTATCCGTAAGCCTACCCGCCAGGAGTTCAGCTTTGTCTCTGGCATCAAGGACCCCATCCAACTGTCGGAAACGCTCTTCAAGCAACTCTGGCTGGACGGAGACAAGGAGATTCTTGAAGATGACGACTACTTCCTGCCTGCTATAGGCAAGCTGGATGAGGTCCTCAAGCAGAAGGAGGCCGAGGTAAAAAAGCTTTGAGGGAGGCGGAGGCTATCTCCTCCTCCGAAGAACGACAGGTCTCCTGGGAGAGCTTCCTCTTCTTCGATACCTACATCCGCTACTACTTACACCTAAACCCCGATACGCTGCCCGATAATCAATGGGCAGCCACAATCAACTATCTCAACGAGCTACGTAAGCTCGAAGCCCAAGGCAATGGATAAGCAGCTAAAATTCTTCATCAACCTCCAAGCCAGGCAGGAGAATGTCTGGTCGACGGCTCGAGGAGTTATTAGCGCTCTCGACAATATCGAGAGTAAAGCTAAGCGCGTTGGCTCGTCTATCAGCAAGGCTTTCAGCTTTTCTAACCTGGGTAGCCAGCTTAGTAGCATCCCTGGCTTTGCGCTGCTAACCAACCCTTACGCCCTCATCGGCGGAGGGCTGGCGGCAGTATCAAAAATCGGGATGCAAGCCGAGCAGACGAGTATCGCATTCAAGACGCTTGTCGGCAATGGAGAGCTTGCAAACAAGATGCTTGGTGAGATTGCTGACTTTGCAGCACGCACCCCCTTTGACCGAATGCAGCTTACCTCGGGTGCACAGCAGATGCTCTCGTTTGGCATTGAAGCAAGCAAGGTTACGGGATATATGCGCCAGCTGGCGGATATATCGGGAGGGGATGCCCAAAAGTTCTCTACCCTGTCGCTTGTCTTTGGACAGGTGAGCGCCGCTGGTAAGCTCATGGGGCAAGACCTCCAGCAGTTCGTCGGCGCGGGCTTCAACCCCCTCAAGGAGCTTGCCTCGATGACGGGTGAGAGCTTTGAGGCGATGCAGGAGAGGATGCGTAAGGGACAGATCACCGCCGAAAATGTAGCACAGGCGATCGCTCATGCTACTGGCGAGGGTGGTCAGTTCCACGGTATGATGGATGCACTGGGCAATTCTGGTGCGGGATCCTTCAATACGATGATGGGGGCTATCCAGGACGGTGCGGTAAGTATCTACGAGCAGGTCAAGCCCTACCTCTTAGACCTCTTCGAGATCGTTGGGAAGTACGTGCCTAAAGTCTTCGCGGTCATTGGTGGAGTCATCAATGCTGTTGTCGGTACGGTGCGATTCTTCGAGCGCTGGAAGACGACAATCCTTATCATCACAGGGATCATCGTCTCACTCACCATCGCTGTCAAGCTACAGCGGATCGCGCAGTATGGGCTTGCCGCCGCATCGCTTATTGCCAAGGGTGCTATGACGGCACTCGCGGGCGCACAAGCTGCCCTCAACGCAGTACAGGCAATGAGCCCACTAGGGATGATTGTCCTCACAATCGGGGTGCTCATCACGGTGGTTGTTGCCTGCTGGAATAAGTTCGCAGGGTTTCGTGCCTTTATCCTCACGATGTGGGACACGATTAAGGGATTCGGCGGTATCATCAAAGAGTACGTGACCAATCGTATCAACGAGCTGCTCGATGCTGTGGGCAACGTCGGAAAGGCGATCAAGCTGCTCTTTGAAGGAGATTTCTCTGGTGCTGCCAATGCCGTAGGCGATGCTGCTAAGGGCTTCGTCGGCGTCAATAGCGCCACGCAAGCCTACCAGTCGTCTAAGGACCTCCTCAGCGGAGTCGGCTCAGGCTATGACAAGCACCTCGCAGAAGAGATCGCCAAGGACGAGGCTAAAAAGCGTGATGAAGGCAAAGAGACTGCGTCGATATCCGTTCCTGGCCTGCTCGGAAGTAGCAGCAGTGAAAGCGTCATCTTTGGCTCGGGAAGCGAGAAGGGAGGCAAAGGCAAGGGCAAGGGTGGCCGTGGAAAGACAGGCGACGCAATAGCCACTGGTGGTACGCGCAGCACTCAAATAACGATGAATATCGGCAAGCTCGTCGAGCGCATCCAGGTGTCCATGATGGACAAGACCGATACTGCCGAGCTGGAGCGCAGCATCATATCAGTGGTCAACCGCTCGCTGGCCATAGCAACAAGCACTGACCGATGACAACATTCGAGCTTGACACTATAATTAGGCGGCTCCCCATACCTCCCCCCTTCCTCTTCAATCGAGCAGGGGTAGCCCTCCCTGACGGAGATCTCCCCGAGGTAGATGTACCTCTCTCTGAGGAGGAGCTTGAGGAGGTGCAGACGAATGCCCTCGGCCTGCCGATGGTCTTCCCCGTGTCTCTGGCACTTGAAGGTGAGGAGCCGTGGCTACTCCCTCAAGAGCCGATGATCAGCATAACGGGGCAGCACATCCTCACGAAGAGGCAGGTCTCAAAGGGGAAGATCCGTGGTTCCGTCAAGGAGCGCTGGACGCTCGATGACTATAGCATCAGACTTGAGGGCGTGCTTATCGGATCCGATGGACGCTACCCAAAGGATGATGTGCAGCGCCTGCGAAAGTACCTTGAGGCGGCCAAGGTATCCGCCTATTGCCCACTTCTGGAGCTCTTCGGTATCACGCGTATTGTCTTTGAGTCATGGGAGTTCCCGCACACCTCGGGTGATGCAAATCAGAACTTCTCCCTCCAGGCAGTGAGTGACGATACCTACAAGCTCCTACTCACTCGTCGAGACCTCACCAAGTAGTCAGCTATGTACACGATGGTTTTTGACATCCAGATAGGTGGCTACCAGCTCTCGATGCTCGATAAGGTGGAGATACACTCCTCGGTGGAGCTCCTCGCAGACACGGCTAAGATCACACTCCCTGCTGCCGAGTACAACAAGGCGCTCGACGTTGAAGATGCAATCCATCGTGGAGATGCAGTCACTATTCGTCTAGGCTATGAGGAGACGGGGCTCGTCGAGGAGTTTACGGGCTACCTGCAGCGTATTTCCACTGATAACGGTGACTTGACGCTGACCTGCGAAGACGACCTCTTCCTCTTCCGCAAGCCCCTCAAGGATGCGGTGCTGAAGAAGGTCGGGCTGTCAAGCCTGTTGTCACGCATCATTAAGGAGGTGGGACTGTCGCTCAAGGTTAAATGCACCTACTCCTGGGTATACGATAAGTTCGTCATCAAGTCGGCGACCGCCTATGATGTGCTCAAAAAGGTGCAGGAGGAGTGCGGAGCCGACATCTACCTGCGCGACGGGGTGCTCCATCTACACCCTCCAGGAGAGGTCGTCGGACAAGAGCGCCTATATGACTTCGGCTATAATGTTGAGTCCGCTGACCTCACCTACCGAAAGGCGGAGGACAAGAAGTACCAGATAACTGTCAAGGCGCTCTTGCCCGATGGGAAGGTGCGCGAGATAGAGGTCGGTACTCCTGGAGGAGACAAGATCACCGTCAAGTGCCCTACCTCTGATGAGGTGAGTATGCGCCTGCGCGGGGAGACTGAGCTGAAACGGCGCACCTTCGACGGATACGACGGCAGCATCGACACCTGGCTCATCCCTGAGTGTCGAGCTGGTGACACCGCAGAGATACACGATCCTGACTATCCACATAAAGAGGGTACTTACTTCGTTCGCGCCGTTACGACGGAGTTCAGCTCATCGGGCGGAAAGCGGAAGGTCGAGCTTGGATTTAGACTTAACTAATAATGGACCCATACAGAGAGCTACGTGAGCTCCTCGCTAAGATCGGAGGGGGCAAGGCAACTAACCTCTACCAGGGGGTTGTCACAGCCTTATCGGATATCACCTGCGAGGTTTCCATCGATGGGCTGAGCATTCCTGATGTGCGCCTACGGGCTTCCACCGAGGTGGATGGAGCGCAGATTATTGTGCGCCCCGCCGTCGGCTCAGTCGTCATCGTTGGATCGCTCACGGGCGATCTTGACCACCTGGTTGTGCTTTCAATGGATAGAGCCGAGGAGGTGATCATCAATGGAGGCTCGCTGGGAGGGCTGGTCAAGATCCAGGAGCTTACAAGCAAGCTCAATACACTCGAGAGGGATATCAACGGTATCAAGCAGGTACTCTCAAGCTGGACTCCCGTGCCTAATGATGGCGGAGCGTCGCTGAAGGCAGCCGTTGCCTCCTGGGCAGGTAAGCCGCTCACCCTAACGAGGAGAGAGGACTACGAAGACACTAAAGTGACACATTGATATGATAGGCATCACGCTTACCGCCTACTACGAGCCTCGCATCCACCTTGTGCGCGACGAGGAAGGGCGCATCATCGAGGGACTTACTCTCGGTGAGACGCTGCCGCAGAATCAAGCCCTGATACTCACCCTACATCAGGGTGAGCTTAAGGAAGCCCCTGCTGTCGGGTGCGGTGTCTCAGACATGCTCCTTGACAACCAGCCACTGTACTGGCGAGCTCGCATTCGCGAGCAACTTGAGATGGACGGGCAAACTGTCAACTCCATCAAAATAACAACCTCGGGCATCCACATCGACGCCCACTACTAACTCTATTATGCGCAAGCGCCTTACTGTCCAACTTTGGATAGCCGTCCTCCTCACTCTCTCGGGCATAGCACTCGTCTGGACGGCGTTCCTTGTCGTCCCTCGAGGGGAGATCCACAACTCCGTGCTCCTTGCATTTGGTGAGATGTCGACCTTCGCTGGGGCGCTCTTCGGGGTCGACTACAAATATCGGCTCAACAAGTACATGTATCAGCCGCCTAAACAAGGCACTAATCAACAAGACGATGAGCAAGAGAACGATTAACTACATCGCCGTGCACTGCACGGCTTCCCCCCCAGGGGGGGGGGGGGAGGGGCGCCAGCGGGGGGTCCCGCAGCGGGGGGCTGCGGGCGCCGCCGAGACTC